CTTGCCAGCGATAACGTTCTAAGTGGCGCGACGGCTCAAGTGGAAGCCAGTGGCGTCGGGTCGAGTACAGCCCAAGCGGATGGCGAGGATGCCGCAAGCGGACTTTCGGAGGCTGATGCCTCCGCCGCAGGCGAAGCAATCGTTCTGGGCGTCAGCGGGGCAACGGCGCAGGCAGAGGGCGCGAGTGCCGGAATTGCCGCTGATTTATTTATTGCTAGTGCCACGGCACAAGCGGATGGGAACGCTGCGGGCGTAGCAACGGATTCCGTTGCAGGCGCATCCCTCTTCTCCGCCGATGCCGCGGGAACGGGGCTTGCTGCCGATAGCGTGCTGGGCGGTTCAATAGCTCAAGCAGAGGGCGTGAGCTTTGGAACGACCACCGCCACGGCGGTTGGTGAAGATGGCGGCGTTGGTGGGATTAGAGAGGCGGATGGGTTTGCCATCGGCCAGGGAATAGCTTTAGGGATTGGGGTAGCAATTAGGGCGGCAGAGGGGATGGCTGCGGGGCTTGCGGTTGCATGGCTTGATTTAGCCTTTTGGGCAGCCCCGGCGGTGGCACGCGGCATTCTCTCTGTGCCCGATAAATCGCGTAGGCGCGCCACGCAGGATCGTAAGCGCGAGAAGGCGACGCAGGACCGCGCGCGCCCGGAATCGACCCAGGAGAAATCAAGGGGATGAAGTTCTTGGGGCGTAGTTACGCATTTGCCTGGGCGTGCCTGTTGATTGGCGCGGCGGGGTTAGCTTGCGAGAAATTGACCGGCGCGGAGTATGTGACCCTGGTTTCCATTCTGACGGCCCTGGTGGCGGGGCGCTCGGTGGCGCAGGATAAATTTGGAAACTCGAAAAGCGAATGATCTCCATCGGCAAATTCCGCTATCTCGTCACCATCCAGAAGTTGGATGGAACGCTCGATGCCGCCGGCCAGGAGGTACAGAGCTGGGTTTCGCACGGCCAGCGCTACGCTTCGATTGAGCCCCTGAGCGGCCGGGAACTCTACACCGCCCGGCAGTTTTTCGCCGATGTCACGACGCAGATGACCATGCGGTATCTGGCCGGGGTCACGCCGAAGATGCGGGTGAGCTATAACAGCACGGTTTGGAACATTCGAAGCGCCATCAACATCGAAAACGCGAATCGGGAGCTGCAGATATTGGCGACGGAGATCGTCTAATTTTGTGATTTAGCGATCCGGTGATTTAGCGATTTGACGGGGGATTCATGAAGGCGCGGCGAACTCGTTGGGCACGACAGTATCGGGCGGCGCAGGAATCGCTGGTGCATTACGCGGCGCCGGGATTACTGGATGACCGTCCAGCGCCCCCAGGGATTCGCCTGGCGACCCGACGGCAAGGGGTTGGGGTGGATCCGCGCGAGCGGGCGCGGGTGGAATTCGAACAGCTCTTTAACCGCAGAGGCCACGGCGCCCAAAGGGCTCTGAGGCCCGTAGGGGGCGCAGAGAACGCAGAGGATGAGGCGGCACCGTGTCAATAACCTGGTTCTTGCTGCGATTGGCGTGGCTTTGGACCCTGATGTTTTTTGCAAGGGATCCGTTGCGCGGTTTACGGGTTGTCGCTCGCGTACAAATCCTTCTGGATGAATGGACGGACTTTCATCCCCCATCGCCAGATACCGCCGCCGCACAGGCAGACCTAAATGAAATCTACGCGACTTTCGGGCTCAATCGACGCACGGTGAAGTCGCTCGTATAGGCCGGCGGGGAGAGCAGGAAATGCCACGGGAAACCGTTGAAATTCAGGGCTTGCGGGAATTGGAGCGCGAGCTAGTGAACTTCACGCCGAAGATCGCCAAGGGAATTCTTCGCAAGTCGATAAGTGCTGGCGCGAAGGTATTTCTCAAGGAGCTAAAGAGCCGGACGGCCGTGCAGGCCGAAGGTCCCCTGCCGCGAGATGCTAAGGGCCAAGTGCGCCAACCGGGGACCGTGCGGCGGTCGATGGGGATGAGGGTCTCGATGAAGCGTGGCCGGCCGACGGCGCAGATTGGTTCGCGCAAGAAGTTTGCCGTGGCGCACATTGCGCGCTATCTCGAACTCGGCACGGGCGCCTCCCTGGTCAGCCGTTCCGGCAAGTTGAGCGCACGCTCGAAGCGCTATGCGGCGAAGCATGGTGGGATTCGGCCGCGGCATTTTATCCAGGATGCCTTCAACGCCAAGGCGATGGAAGTCGTTGGAATCGTGCGGGCCAAATTGACGGGATTCATTCGAAGCTATCGAGCCAAGGGCATTTAGTGATTTTGTGATCCGGTGATCGGGCGATTTGAAAATCACCAAATCCCCGGCCCGTTCCCGGACCGAAGGGCCGGGGCGGGCATCAAATCGCAAAATGAATTATGAGTCCCGTTCCTGAATTTGTGCAACGTGGAACGGGTTATCAAATTCACGTGAATTCAGGAACGGGATGAGTGACACGTTTTCAGCCGATCTTCGCACCTTCCTCTTGGCCGATGGGGATATTTCGACGCCAGTGGGGACGCGCGTGCATCCGTTGAGCTTGCCGCAAAACTGCACGCTGCCCGCGCTGACGTTCGATCGGATGGCGACGGAGCGTGGCGCGACGCACGACGGCCCGGAGCGCATTGCGGTGGTGGGCCTGCGCGTCTCGTGCTGGGCGGAAACCCTGCTGGCGGCGCGCAGTCTGGCAGAGGCCGTCCGCAAGCGGCTGAATGGATACGTCGGCACCATGGGGGCGGCGACAGTGGTCCAGGCGACGTTCATGGATGGCGATAGCGACGATTATCAATCGGAGCCGCAACAGTTTGTGTCGGATCTGGATTTTGAGATTTGGGTAAACGAAGCGGTGTAAGCATTTCACCGCAGAGACGCAGAGATAAGGAGAAGTCAGATGGCTTCATTGGCAAAAAGCGCGTTGGCGACAGAGTTGAGAATCCTGACCCAGACGGTGGGCACGGGCGGGATTGATACAGTTTCGGTGGGCGCGGCCGGCACGGGATATGTGGCCCTTGAGGTTCTGACACTGACCGGGGGCAGTAATGATGGCACGATCACTGTCCTTACCGTGGGCGGCGGTGGCGAAGTGTTGACCATATCCCGCAAAGCGCCAGGGACGGGTTACGCTGTGGCCGCCGGGTTGGCCACTACGGGCGGAAGCGGGACCAACTGCACGATTGACGTGGATACCCTCCTCTATCGCATCGCCGAATTGCAGAACATCGGCGGGCCGGGTGGGCGGCTGAACATGATTGATATCACGAACCACCAAAGCCCCAGCGGCGCGGAAGAGGTTATCGCCGGCGTCCTGGTAGGTGGCGAGGTGGCGCTCGAGGGGAACTTCGTGAACGATGCCTCGCAGGCGATGGCGAAAACCGACCACCAGGCTAAGACGCCCCGAAATTACGAGCTTTACGTTCCCCTGGCAACGCCCGTCACGTGGACATTCACCGGATATTTCAACTCGCTGGACTATAGCGCCAGGTACGAGGAGAAGCTGGGGTTTTCGGGCGCGATCAAGACAACCGGATTACCCAATCTTGGATAGAACAAAAGACGGGAGACGGTAGACAGTAGACGGAATACGGGGAGGCTCTTCCTGTATGCCGTTTACCACCTACCGTCTACCGCTTACTGTCTACTTTGTGGAGGTTAACATGGCAAGCGCAGTCAAAGCGGCCTTTGGATCGATCTTGAAGAAGGGCGCGAGCGAAGTGGCGGAATTGAAATCAATCACCGCCGGCGGGATGCGCCTGGATATGATCGACGTTACGAATCATCAGAGTCCCAGCGGTGCCGAAGAGGTCATCGCCGGGATACTCAGGACTGGCGAGGTTTCCTTTGAGGGAAACTTCTTGAATACAGGGGCGCAAGCCACGCTGATTACCGACCTCCAGGCCAAGACGCCCGCCGAATGGACGATCTTATTCGGCACGGTGCCGACCGCGACATGGGTGGCAACCTGCTACGTTACTGGCCTGGATTTCACCGCGCGGTTTGATGAGGCGCTCGGTTTTTCGGGGACGCTCAAGGTTCAAACCGGACTCCCATCGATTACCTGATTTGCGATTTAGCGATTTAGCGATTTGAAATCACGAAATCACGAAATCACAAAATCGCAAATGGAGGCCGAGATGTCGGAGAATACCATCAAGCTCGACCGCGAGCGCACGCTGCGGATTGACGCTAATGCGCTGGCCGATGCCGAGGAGAAGCTGGGCGCGCCAATCCTGGAAAAGATCGGCCGCGGACGCCTGGGCATTCGAGAGATCAGGGCGCTCCTCTGGGCGGGACTTTGCCATGAGGATGCGGAGCTGACCCTGGAGCGCGCCGGGGACTTCATTACAGCGGAAAGCCTGACGCGAATCTCCAAGGCGCTTAACGGGGCGCTCAACGATTTTTTCGCGCCCAAGAAGTAGCCTCCTGGGCATTCTGCCGGTTCGACCTGGAACTCTCCGAGGCGGAATGCCGCGACCTCAGCCCGGAACGCACCCAGGCGTTGCTCGATCGCTGGAAAGAGCGCGAGCGGCGGGAGTATTGGCGCGCCGGGATCGTTGCCGCGACGCTTGCCAACTGCTTCCGGGATTCCAAGAACCGCCGGGAGCCATATCGCCCGGAGGACTTCATGCCTTCCTACGCCAAGGCTTCGGAGGGTAGGCCCTCTGGGGCCGGGGCGTCGGGGGGCGGGCCCCGAAGGCTCACCCCGGAAGAGATGGCTGAGAAGGTGAAGGCGATCCACGCCGCGCTGGGGGGCACGGCGGCATCGGGCGATTGAGCGATTGAGCGATTGAGCGATTGAGTGATTGAGTGATTGAGCGATTTGATGATTTGAAATCACTAAATCACTAAATCACAAAATCGCTAAATGGTTTCAACATGGCCAAAATCGGCGAGCTCATCATCAACCTCAAGGCGAACACTGCCGCGCTTTCCCGCGGTCTTTCCCAAGCCCATCGATCCACCAGAACGTCTGCCAATCAAATCCTAAAAATCGTTGCCGGAATCGGGCTTGGAATCGGAGCCGCCCTTGGGGCCATCGGCGTTGCAAGCGTCAAGATGGCGATCGACGCCGTGGAGTCTGAGAATCTGTTTGAGGTTTCGATGGGCCGCATGGCCAAGGCGGCCCGGGAATGGTCGGAGGAGCTTTCCTCGTCGCTGGGCCTCAACGCATTTGAAGTCCGCAAGATGGTCGGAACCTTCGATGTGATGACGAAATCGCTCGGGGTTGCCGAGGACCAGGCCTTCGAGATGTCGAAGGGCTTGACCCAACTCGCGCAGGACATGGCGAGTTTCTTTAATTTGCGGCCCGAGGAGGCTTTTCAGAAACTACAATCTGGTATCACTGGCGAAATTGAACCGCTGAAACGCCTTGGGGTTGTTGTCAATGAGACGATAACAAAACAGACGGCTTATACCCACGGCATTGCCGAATATGGCGCCAAGCTGACGGAAGCACAGAAAGTCCAGGCGCGCTATTTGGCAATCATGCAGCAGACATCTGCCGCGCAGGGCGACCTGGCGAGGACGATTGATAGTCCCGCCAACGCAATGCGCGTGATGCGCGCCCAGGTGGAGCAGCTAACCATCGAGCTCGGCATGGATCTTCTGCCGGCGTTTCGCGGTCTGGCCATCGGCGGCCAAAAGGTCGTGACCTGGCTCCAGGAGGTTCGCAGAGAAGTCAATTCAAATACGCGGGATGCTGGACTTCTCGCCACGGCCGTCCGTGTCATCCCGATCTATGTTACCGATTGGGCCATCAAGCTCGGGTTGCTCAATCTAGAACTCAGGGAGTGGACGCTCCGGCTGGAATCGGCGGCATTTGCGGCCATGGGTGTCGCGGATGCCTTGTTGCCTTTCAAAGGCGACGAGGCTCGCGCGTTCTTCCAAATGGCCGCCGACGCGGCCAACGAGGCGGCGAAAACGGAAGAGCTGTGGAACGCCCAGCTTTCTGAGACCACTATTCGACTTCGTGGCATCAATAAGTTAGTAGAAGAATCGGCTCGGGGCCCGTCGCCAACAGATGAGCAGGAGAAGGCAAAAACAAAAGTAGACGAACATGCCAAGGCGATTCAATCGTTGATCGACGGCCTGATCGAAGAGGCGGCGACGTTTGGCCTGTCGCGGGAAGCCATCGCGCTGCGGAGCTTGGAACTGCACGGGGCCACGCAGGAGCAGGTGGCCTTCACCCGAGCGCTGTTCAATA